CTTCAAGTGTGCCTATGATATACGCTTTGTCATAGGTATCTGACCAACCGTTATATGCGTTCGGCAATTCGTCAATCGCCTTTATCGCATCTTCTCGTCTGATTAAGTCCTCACTCATCCTTGCTCTCCTTCCATCTCCTGTACATCTCTTCCGCTCGCTCGTCTGCGTCCGCTGCCATGACCAACAGGCTGTAGCAGATGATGAGCAGTATGAGCACTATCATGATCAGAACGAACACTATCCACTTCATTCGTCTACCTCCACGCAGACATATCTGCTTCTCTTCAGCTTGCCGCACTTGACGTGAGAGATTGCCGAGCGGACGGTGTTCTTGGTGACTCCGCACATCGCCGCGAGCTCCTCAGCCGAGTCGGCTATCGCATATGGCAGCTCGTAGTACCTCAGGTCGACCGCCATGTAAATCTTCTCGCCTCTCACAGTTCTGTCCTCACCTTTCCCGCCATAGCCAGCGATGCAGCCATCTGTCTCTCTGCGTACCCGATCGCCACGATGGTGTCCGGCTTCGGTACGCGCTTGGTCTGCTCTTCCTTCCTCTGACGTGCCTTGATAGCATTCTTCCGCTTAATAGCGAAGTACTTGTCGGGGTTCTCGACACGCCACTTCTTCATGCGCATCTTCTTCCCCTCTTCCTTGCACTTCGGGTCCGTGCATAAGCGCTGGTTCCAATTCGTTGGATGGAACACCTTGCCGCAGATGTCACAGGTTCGCTCCTCGTTCTCTCCTCTTGAATACATTTACTTGTTCCTCTTATTGTTCGATATCCAAATCTTCCGAAGCTTCGCGCCCCTGTACATATCGCTCATCGTCGCCTCGCGCTGTGATGCCTGGTAGCAGTCCCAGCACAGCCAGAGCGTCTTGCGTCCGATATTGTAGGAGCGCATCCACTTCTCTTCTTGTTCTTCTCCGCAGATGTCACAGTCTCTTAACAATCACATCGCCTCCCACGGCGCGGTGAAGTGCTCCGCGTTGTCATCCCACCCGACTTTCTTCGCATAGCCGAGGATGTAATTGAGTCCGCTCTTGACCTTCTTTTTCTTGGCCTTTACATCGGCATAGACCTCATCGATCAGAAGCCCTCCGCTGTTGGGGAACTTCTCATACAGGACGTCGATGTCTTCCGGAGTTAATCTTTTCCAGATATTGAAATCATCATCGACATCGTAGCTACCACCACCACGCGCCTTTGTTTTTGTATTTGTGGTTGTATTTGTTCTTGTATCTGTATCTGTATTTGTATTTGTTTTTGTATTTGTATTGGTAGCGTTGGTATACGTTTGTATACTATTGTTTTCTTTGGTATTCGACTTTACGCTGTCCCAATACTTCTGGATCTTCGCGCGGTTCTTCTCGCACTTGGCATCATATTTTTCCTTATCCCGGTCCATCTGCTGCCTGATCGGGATCCACACATATTTCATGATGCCGTCGAACTTCGGGGCCTTGCCGGTAGTAAAGTAGGTGATCATCGCCTTGAACAGCTTGCCCGTTTGCTCATCGGTCAGCTCATCGACTACCGCGTGAACATCGCCATATACAACAAATCCCTTTTGCTCTTTACCCATGTTCCTTCTCCCACGCCTTGTACATCTCCATCCAATCGACAAAGCGCATCGTTACTTTCCACTCGGTGCGGTTCTTGCGGTGCATCACCACAGGAACCTCTTCATCCTTTGCGTCTCTGATCGACTGCGACAAGGAGTCATCTATGTTCAGTTTCTCTACTCGCTTGATCTCCAGATGTATGCCCGGAAGGCCAACGACATCAGGGTCGCCATTAGCACCGCTGAATTGCTGGCCTCGTCTTGCATCATATCCGTATTCCTTGAGGATATGCGCGGCTTCAAGCTCGCCGCGCTTACCCTTGTCTCTGCTGTTCATTGGCTAAACTCTCCATATACTCATCAAGTCGCCATTGTCTGCCTTCTTGCCTCCATTCGACTCCGATGTAATCGAGGACAAGTCCCCAACCGTATTTGTTGCCGTTTTCGTCGGTGCAGACATTATTCATCCAGTAATCCCACGCTTTTGGATTGCGATCATACAGCTTGTCGAATCTATGTGGTCTCTTCTCCATATGGATTCCGAAGCCGCACATCTCGCAGCCTGTCCTTTGGGCTCCTGTTGTGTATAAGTCTCCATTAGGGCCTCTTTCGATTCGTCCGTATATTTCCGGCACCGGCACGTTGAGGTCGAGAGCTAACTGCAGAAGGTCTTGCCGCAGGAACGGTGCAAACGGAGCCGAGCGGATTGTTGTCTTTCCGAAATAATTGCATCCGTGTTCTTCGAGTGCGTCCTGTCTGCGTCCACCTTCCGAAGCCATTAGCCCGAGGAAGGGCTTCGAATTATGCTCCTTCGCCCATAGATCACACGGCTTCTCTTTCATAATCTCACAGCACCGGGATGATACTTTGAACGGAGGCTTCTTATAATTGACACCCTCGTTCTCATTCTCGTATCCGCCGAATAGTTCGAGCCACTTCTGCGGAAGCTGCATCCGGCTATTCGTGGCGAAATGCCCCTTCTCTCCGCACTCACCTGTGATGATTGCGTGTCTGATCGTAGCGTTCGCCTCCGTCGGATCCTGAAGAGCCATGATTTTCGTCGCTATCTTTTTAGAGATAACCGGGAACCCTTCCTCTTGCAGAATCTCATGCTTATTCTTCAGAGGCTTGAGCATGATCACGCCGAGGTCCTTGTGGACTCTTACGATGCTTTTGTCCTCCAGTACGCTCACAGATACAGCCGGAATGTCGATGTTCATGCTTCTGATAAGGCACAGAAGCGTTATCGAATCGAGTCCTCCGACGGAAACGTGTGTGTCATAGCCGAGATCGTCGCATCCTTGTATAAACTCCCGTATACGCTGCTTTGCTTTCCTGACCTTGACCTCGTAAGGCAGAGACTGTAGAGCGACCATCTTCTGATGCTGTTCCCTCTTGTGCTGCCTAAACGCTTCGAGGGACTTGTCGTATTCTGCCCGCTCTGCATCGGTTAGTTGTCTGTCTTGTTCCCTGCCCATTTGACCTCCTTAGAACGGAATGTCATCTTCGGCAGCCGAGAAGCTGTCCGGCATATCTGCCGATGACAGTGGCTGCGGAGCCGGTGCGAGTTTCTTCAGCTTCGGGATCTTGTAGCCGCCCGGCTGGCCTTCGCCCTTGCGGATCCTGCCTGTCGAGCAGATATAACTGACATACGGCCTTGTATAAACAGTGCCGGAATTGCTTTCAGCCTCTTCATCACCGACGACCACGCCTACGAGTTTGCCCTTCCAGGCGTGCGGATCTGCGAGGTTGACCTTGTCATTCGACTCGGCAAGTGATGTCTGAATACCGCCCACCTTTGAGAGCAGCCATTCAGGAGAGCCCTTGCTCGGTTCCGCGAACCAGTAGGTCAGCCATCTCTCCTTATCGGAGTCCATGTTGTTCTTCTGGTAGAGCGCCATGTGCTCGCCCTCAGCAATATCCATCATGATCAGATGGGCCGGCTCGTCGTGTCCCGCCCATTTGCGGTCATCGACGTCTATGATCTTGGCGATGTAGCCTCCTGCCGGCAGTACATCGTACTGCGTCGGCTGCTTTGCATATGATGTAAAGTCCTGCATTATTTCTCCTCCTTATAAGGCATATCCATGCCGTAATACTCTCTTATCGTCTTGTCGACCAGCTTAAGGTCGTTGTCTATGGTCTCCGCCTCGAACATGTCGAGCGGCGTCTTCACGCAGTCAGATCCGTTCGTCTTGGTGCGGAACTTATATTCTCCGCCCTCATATACGGACTTCAGAACTGTTGTGAACAGTCCCTCGATGCAGACCTTCTCCGACAGCAGCTTGCCGACCGTCATCGGCCTCTCATAGCCGTCAGCATCCAGCTCGGTGTGCATCATGATGTAGACTGTTATGTCATCTCCGAGAGCATCGACCTCATCAAGAAGCGTCGTGAAGTTGGATGCCATTCTCGTGAATTTGTCATATCCCTTCTCTCCGGCTGTTGCCATAAACTCCGTTGACATCAGATAGTTGGCATCATCGATGACCAGCACCTTCGCTTTGGCGTTCCTGATTGCCTTCAGCGTGTTCGGATAACGGTTCATTGTCTCTGGCGTGAACTTCGGCTCATATACCGGGATGTCCGTTCTGAATGGCATCTCCTTACCCACGCAGCTGATGATGCCTACCTCACCCTTTTTAAAGTTTCTGAGGCTTGTGGACTTGCCGCTTCCTGATCTTCCGAGAATCAATATCTTCTTGCTCATTACTGGTACCTCCTGTTGTACACTTCCTCCATCCTGCGGACTTTCCTCAGGATCTCCTTTGCTCTGCTTCTTTCCGAAGCGAAATACAGCTCTGCTTCGAAGTCATCATCTTCGCCCGGCCTGTAATAGCCGCATCCGGTGTTGATGATGCAATCCTTCCCGCTCGCGTTTGCGTCGGCGATGAGTTTGCGCAGCTGCCTGTCGACCTTTGAATCTTTGGGGCGTCTTACGGCATAAGCGGCGCCCGTGCCGATCTTGCCGAACAGTCTTACTGCTTCACATTTCTGTTCCGGTGTGGTACCATAATCTTGTTCAGGGATTGGCGCACCGGAAGGTGTGCTTTTCTTATGTTCCAAATTCATCATCTTCCTCCTGAAAACTGTGGATATCTTCCGAGCCGCAGTACGGGCACGCGTCATAGTAGCCGTAATG